TTTATTTGTAAGGTCGAGAGGGGTAGTCTTGCACTACCTAAATCTCTACACGTCCACTCGATAAAGGGGTTTCCCCCTATTTATTAAAGTGCACTTCCGCCAGTGATACCACCGATAGCGATTTCTCTCCAATCGTTAGCACCGCATACGAATCTTGAACGTCCACTCCATACGTTATTATCAGTATCTTCATCTATATATGATTTGATAGTTAGAGGTATTCTATCTAAGAATAACAATCCATCATAATTATCATTATAGTTTTTATCTAATAACATATATGGTTTATCATTACCACTAATTAATGCATTTAAGTATGGGCTTATAATTACAGTCCATCTACCAAATTGATAGTTAAATCCATTATTTGCAGTTGCTGGGTCTTTATCAGCACCGATTGCAGCAAATACATCTTTCTTTAATCCCGCATCATTAGGTATGATGATTGTATTTGGAGTTATATTTAAGATTTCTCCATTATCATCAGTGAAGTTTTGCATCTTAGTTTCTAATTTACCAAGATTATCTACATCAAATGCTCCTGCGAACTTATTTGATTGAGTTCCAGTATTACCAGTTTTAGATGGGTGAGCAGTTGAGAATAAACTTACACCGTCAGCAGAAGTACAATCCATTGTAATTCCTCTAAACTTAGTAGTTGTACCAGCAGCAGCACCTATTAATAATTGAGAACCATATTTTTCTCTTGTTAAATAATATTGGTCTACGAAACTTCTAGCACCTGTTCTACTTAAATCAAGAATTATGCTATCCTCCATCATTTCTTGAGTGATTGCAAATGAATCTTTCCAAGTGATATTTTCTAAGAATTTAGAATATCCTTCTTGTCTTTCATCTGCTGGATAAGAACCACCTTCACCAACTGGTTGGAATCCATGAGCGAATCCTGTTAATCCACCAAATTTTTCTCCATAATGTTCACTATCAACCATTTTGAAGATTCTTTTAATAGTTGACATTTCTTCATAGGCTTTTATGTTGTTCTCTAAGAACGCTTTGATAGGGGCTTCGCTCTTGCCATATATACTATCATTTAAGCCTGAACTTTTACTAAATACTATACCTGCCATATATTATCCTCCTATCTTCTAAATATTCCTAGAACAGTATCTCCTACTTCTGTTCCGTTTATTTGTGTGATTTCAAACACACCAGATGCTGTAGTAGCAGTAACTTCAGTACCTTCATCACCTAATGTTACTTTATCTCCTACATTTAAACTTGTTCCATCTTCAGATAATGGTGCAGAATATACATCTTCTTCCATTACTCTAACAACTGGAACTACTTCATCAGTGCCACTTCCCATAGAAATAAATTCTGGAGTAGCAGTTGCACCACATTTAGTAAGTTTACCATTAGCCATAACTAATGCTTCACCTAATACGATTTCTTCGCCAGCAGTGCCTTCATAATATTCCAATGGTCTTTCAGCCATAGGACGCATTTTTGCTATCTTTATCATATTTTCCTCCTATTAGTTTTCTAGCCAAGCAATAAATTCTTCTTTATCTGCTTCGCCTAAATGTTTGAAGTACTCAGTATTTACAAAGTTTCTAGCGTCTTCTTCTGTTTCAAATCCACGAGAACGATAATCAAGGGTAGATTTATGTACAACTTTACTTTCAATTAAAGACTCATTTTCAGTTTCTTTTTCTTCTAAATTTTCTTGTACGTCATCCTCATAAGATTCTTCAACAATTTCATTTACAATAGTTTCCACATCAGAATTTCTTTCTTCTGCTTCATCAACTATTGCAGTTGCAACGGCTTGAACAACTTCTTCACTTACTTCGTCTTCTGTGTAATTTTTATTTTTCTTACTCATATTTGTTACCTCCTACATATTTTTCTTATAATGGTCTTTAATCTCTTGCTCAGTCATATTAGGCAAGTTTTTGTGATACATCGCTAATACGTCTTCTGGTACAACAACATCATTAGTTGCATTACCAGTCATAGATTTCATATGACCTTTACTATCAATATTATTTTTTACTACTTGAGCAGCACTTGCTGCCTTATTAGAAGTAATCTTATCGAAGGCAACAATTTTATAAGCGTCGGTTAAACTATAACCTTTAGATACCAAATTATAATACTCATCATAGTTTGGCATATTAAACAAATCATCTATACTCTTTATATCAGAGTCAAATGAATTAATTTCACTAATCGCATTTTTTATTATTTCTTCTTGCTCTTTCTCTCTATTAGACTCAATAATTCTTTGAGCCTCAATAACTGATGGATTTTTAGACACAAGTTTATCTACATATGAGTTAAACTTTTCAGGGTCTTTAATACCTATTTCTTCCAAAGTATCTTTGTCATTATAAGCACTTAACTCGTCCCAGTTCTTAAATCCTCTTGAAACAGCAATTGCATCTAATTCTTTTTGTTTTTTATCAGCATATTCTTTCTCAATCTTTGCACGTTCTTCTTTCAAACGATTAGAAAATGCTTTAGTAGCAGCCCTAGAATCTTCCTTTTTTGGAGTTCCGTCTGTAAACTCTACTTTTTCATTGTCGTTGGCGTTATCGACATCTGTAACAGGTTCAGCATTAGTTGTGTCAGCCTCTGTACCTGTAACAGCATTAGCAGCCTTAATTTCTTCGTCCATTTTTTCCTCCTAATCATTTGTTGGCGAGGTTCGGTGATTACCCGTTTTGCAGCCAGTTTTGAGTGTGTGGTAAACTACTTTTTAGCCCTTAGGTCGTTACCACGTTTTACAGAACCTTTTTTAGGTGATTTACCTTTAAATAAGGCTTCTACCTTTTGAGTTCCTTGATTATTAATCTTTCCAGCATATGTTGCCATAAACACTCTCCTTTCTCCGTCATATAATCGTGCACAATTATATAATAGAAAACTTTATTGTGGTTTATAACCACTGTTCAGAATATAAAGTGAAACGGACGAAGTCGCCTTATACCCTGAACACTGATTATAAATCAGTGCACTATCCAGTGATACCTGGTATGTTACCACCTGTAGTATTGTTTCTATCTTTAACCATCGCATTAAATGCTTGAACAGCCATCTTTCTTTCATCTTGTTCTTGATTTTGTTGTGCTTGTGTAGCCATCATTTGTTGCTGTGCTTCAACTCTTTGAGCCGCAAATTTCAACGCTTGTTTAGCACCTGGATAATGTAGACTATCCATCATTTGCCAGAACATTTGGATTGTTTGTAAATCTTGTGGATTTCCATACGCTCCACTTGTGAAATTCAATCTCGTTTCTTCCCACATAGCCTTTCTGTCTTGTGCTAATGTTGCACTCGCATCAACATCAAATAAGAACTCATCGTCATAATAATATTCTCCGTTAGCGTCTTGCTCTAAGAATTGACGTTTATCAAATAAACTATATTGAATTTGTCCATTGTCATCTTGGTAATTGTAATATCTTGGTTCATCAGCATACGCTAATATGAATTGGAACATTACCTCGAATAATTGACTAAATGCGAAGTTTTTCATAACAACTTTACTTTGGAATCTACCCGCAGTTTGTTGTGCTGCAAATTCTTTTGCTTTACCCGAAATTGCAGTAGTATCGTGTCTACCCTGGAAGGAATCAGTTACACCGATTGTTTGTCTTGCAATTTCATAGTTTAAAGCAAGTATATTTATATCATTACTAATATTTGGTTGTAGTGATTGAGCCATTATCATTTGTGCTTGTTGTGGGTTTTTAACTTTTACTATTTTAAGTTCATCATCTGTAGCCTTGAAATTTATATCGTCGGGTATAGTTACGATTGAACCACCTTTTAACTCTTTCTCTCTGATTTTTGTCATCAAGATATTAAGGTCATTTTGTTGGTCTTTAATAGCGTCCACGTCACTTGTACCTAAAAGTGATTCTAGGTCACTCGCATTTGTTCTAAATACAAGTGGGAATTTCTTAGGTACATAATATGGAACCTCAATTTCTTTATCAACTATAGTTTGTTCTCCCGTAAGTGGGTCTACTGAAAGTGCTGGAATAGTTAATTTTTCTTTCTCAAGAGTAACTAACTCAAATTTCTCACTTCCACATTCAGGACATTTATCTAATGTCTTAGGTGTTCCACATTTTTTACATACCCAATGTTTTCTAGCGAAATAGTTATCAATGTCTTGAATAACTGTATTATTTACCCAACTAAATAAACTTATTTCACCTTTATTATTTTTATAATACACGTAATTATGAGTAACTAACTCATCATTATGTGTTTCATCATTTGGTACTGTGTTATCTTCATTAAATACATCTACACCATACTTATTATATATCTCTAATTTAGTTTGCAAAAGTCTTATGAAGATATAGTCCATCTTATCTATATCATAAACCCCAGGCTGAGGTACTATTTCTTTTGGACTTATGTTTTTAACAACTAATCTTCCGATTGTATCTCTTGTTTTTACTGAATTATCCCACTCTACTAAGAATATAGAACTACCTGCAACAGAAGTCATTCTTGCTTGCTCGTCATTGATTTTTTCCATTGGAAGTCTATCAAGTTCGTTCTTCAAATAATGCTCTATTGTTTGGGCTCTTTCTATATTTCCTTTAACACTTGTAACTTTTGGTTGAGGTATTGTTGAGTCAACCTGTGTTTCTATAAGTTCAAATACAACTTTACGTACAGAAGTAGTTTGCTTTTTCGCTTTTTTACCATTACTACCATAAATAGGACGAGTTCCTCTATACGCCTCAAAATTATCATCAATTTTATTTAATGTTTCTTGATAATATGATAAAGCATGACTTAGTTTTTTCTCCCATTCGTGTATCTTATTATTAATAGTGGTAGTTTCTCTTACATTATTATGTTCTGTAATAGGAGTAATATCTTTCTTATCCACTGACTCTGCCATATAACTCTACCATCCTTTCTTTAGTACGGTCATCTCCGTTATAATAATCATCCAACATATCCTCAGTCCATTCCATACGAATTGGCTTCGGCAACACCTCTACTTGTGGAGCACTTGTCCAATAAGTAGCGAAGCAACGAAGTGCGTCAGGAGCGTGCGTAATTTCGTGCGGCTCTGTAGCACAATCGTCAAATTTCTTTTCATCATATTGTAAGAGTGGAATACATCTGATTAAGTTTCTGCACGTATTATAAATTTTTAACTTAGCAGTTTTCACTAAATCTCCCGTATGTTCATCTCTTACTGTCTTTACTCTCATCAATTCTTTTACAGCGTGCCAGCCAGGAACCCTGTTTCTAGCCACTTCGGTAAGAATTATACCGTTATCATAGAATATATCAGCCGTAGATTTACCTGTTTGACTGTTCGTGTTCCATAAATCCGAAGGAGCAAGTGTAAGATACACGTCGTCCTCAGAAAATCCCAAGTTTTTCGTTGTTTCTTTTAACTTTTCTGCTGCCTCCGACACGATTAAATTCGGCTCATATATCTCGTGGATGCACTTAACGTCCCCTCTTACGTCTACTATTATATGATAACAAGCAAACATATCGAGTCCATAGTCCATCGCTCTATATAATCTATAAACACGTGGCAACTTAACTGGTGCCATTGTGTGTATATTCCTATCAAATTCTTCAAAAAACTGTCCGTCGTACACGTCCCAGTTACCGTAAAGCATGGCATTACGTCTATCTTCTGGTAAGTTTTCTAGTGTACGTATATAATCTGGGTCATTTTCCATAAGCCAAGCATTTTCATATACTAAGGAAGGTATAAATGTATAATCTTCTTCTTTTTCAGAGTTTCTATACACTCTATCAATGAATAATCTCTTAACCCATTGATGACCTACTCCACCTGGGTTACAGGTAAAGTACATTCTAGGTCTAAATGGTTCTTCCATAAGACCTGATGGACGGTTTGACTCAGTTAATGTCTGGAATTGGAACTCAGTAAAGTGAGTTGCTTCTTCCATTATTATAACGTCGTATGCCTGTCCTTGATACTGCAATACGTCATTTTCTGAATCACAGTACCCTAATTTTATTCTACTCCCATTTGGGAATATGAATTCTTTTGTTACTTCTTTATATTCTGCTAACCTATTCCTTTTATTCTTATCTTCGGTGTGTAATACCTTTTGTAACGGAATCAAGTGGTTTTCTCTTAGTTCTGGTAAGGTTCTTCTTAGTAATAATATCTGTATACCCTTATACCTAAACGCTAAAAGTATCGCTTTCCATCTTGCCGCAAAACTTTTACCTCCTCCACGGGCACCTCCATACGCCGTGTAACGAGATTTACTTTTCATGAACAATATCTGTTTCGGGTAGAACCCAGGAACGTCTAATT